AGCAGGAGCCGCAGGACGCTCCGGAGGCCGGGAGCCAGGAGCCGGACGAGGCTGACAGCGGCGTCCAGCCCATCGAAGGTGACCAGGGCGAGTACGTCGAGCAGGACCCGATGGCCGCTGGCGGGGGCCAGGGCTTCGACCCGGACCGTCCCGTCCGCACGTCGGCGCCGACCGCCGACCAGCAGTCCGGCGTCCCGCAGCCCACGGACGGCTCCAACGAGGGGGTCGAGCCGAACGAGGAGATGCGCGGGCCAGTCGAGCCGGGCAGCGGCAGCGAGGAGGAGGAGTCCGAGGAGGGCGGTGACGGCGAGGGCGAGCAGCCGCAGCAGTAACCGGCGAACTGCCGTCGGAACTTAGAGGCCCGCTGTCCACTTGGCAGCGGGCCTCACGCTTGAAACGAGCGGGGAGGGGAAAGCATGAATGAATGGATAGGTCTTCTAGTCGCAGTGCTCATCGCGGTGCTGATCTGGTACCTCGTGCCGTCGCCCATCGGCCTAATCATCGCCCTGGCGATCCTGCTGCTGGTGCTGCTCGCGGCGTTCGGCGGGGTGCGGCGCAGGCCATAGCCGGGCGGCACGTCTTCGGCTATTTGCGGAAGCTGGGCGGGCGCGAAGGGCGCCGGGTGTAGTATGCTGCTACGCCATGGCCGAGGCGTGGTTCCGCCAACTTGACAATCAGCGCGTTGAGATCTTCCTGAAGGTCGAGCGCCGGAACGGCGAGGACTACAAGCTCCGGGCGAGTGGGCCGGAGGAAGACATGTTCGAGCTTGTCACCTGGTTCGAGGAGCGGACCGGCGTGCGAGTGGACAGTCCGAACTGGCGCCGCGTGCGCAAGGGTCCACGAGTCGATCCAAGCCAGACGACCTTCGAGATCGAGGCGACGCCAAGTGGCTAGCTGTACAGACTGCGGGGCCGATATCGTCCACGCCAAAACGAGGGACGGCGAGAACGTCCCCCTGGAGAAGTTCACCGAGCCGACTGGAGTCGGCCGGTACAGGATCGTGGAGCTAGGCCCTCCACTGATCGTGGAGATGGTGCCGGAAGCGGGGGGCATCGACGCCTACCCGGACCATCGACTGGACTGTCCGGGGCATCTCAATGGCTCTCCCAACCGACGATGACGTGAGAGAACGCCTGCGGTCACTCGGCGAGCGGCGTGCGCGGCTAACTGAGGACGAGAGTTCGCTCGCAGTGGAGATCTCGGACGCCCTGCGTGATGCCGAAGGGCTGATCCCCCGCGCTGAGGCTGCGCGGCTGATCGGCGTCCACCGGACCACCCTGTACCGCGTCTACCTGAACGGCAATGGCTGACGAGGGCATCAAGATCCGCAGGGAGTACATCGAGGCGAGCCTGCGCAACGAGGACTTACTGGGCCGTAAGCAACTGCGGCGCCTGGGGTATCCGGCGCTGGGGTCCATCCTGGCGATGACCGGCGTCGAGCGCATCCCGGACGAATACTGGGCGCTTGACGTGGACGAGGACGGCTACAGCGTGGCCATCGTGTCGTGCCCCTGCGGCATTACACCTCGCATCGCGGCCGGTCTGGTCATCGTCCCGTGTGAAGATCTGGAGGACCGCGAGGAGCCAGAGCGCTGTCAGCGGGCATACTCCTTCACCGGCAGCGCCGTGTTCGTCTTCAACTCCCCGAAGCGATCCGAAGCATAAGATTGGACGATAGTTTTGGGATCTGACCGGGTATGGTGTAGCATGGAGAGACACCGCACATGCACACCAATCCACCCACCTCGCGTGACACCATCATCGCCCTCCGGGTGATCGCCCGCGAGCTTGGCGTGGACTGCGCCTGGGCGCACGCGGACTCGTTCGTCTTCGAGATCGGCGGCGGCTGGCTGCTCCGGGTTCGCCCGGACGATGCGGCGCGGTTCCGGCTTTCGGCTTGCTACGGCAGCACGGAGATCTGTAGGCTGTGGTCTCTTGCACGAGATCTGGGGCGCCTGGCGGCGCTGGCCCGTGATCTCCGAGCCGAAGTCGCGGCGCAGACCGCCGCCTAACAGAAGGGGATGATGCTGGTGCTGGGCCGTAGGGCGAACTCGTCTGGGATCTGACGGCCGTGGCGTACGCCAACGGCCGCATCCCCGCCTCTGCGCTCGTCGGCATCCCCGGCAACGGCCGTCTTCTCCGAACTCCAGGTCTGAGCTATATCGCCATGGCCGACCGCGCCAAGAAGGACGGCGTGGATATGGCCATCTGGGAGTCCTCGATGCGCCGGACCTACCGCGAGTACGCGGCGCAGTTGATGGCGCGCAACTACTGGTGCTCGCGCGGCAACTGCGGCAACGCGGCCGTCCCCGGCACGTCCAACCACGGCTGGGGGCTGGCCGTGGACCTGATGTCGATGACGCAGCGCAACTGGGTGGACCGGCACGGCTCCTTCTACGGCTGGGCGAAGAAGTGGAGCGACGCGGCCTGGGAGTGGTGGCACCTCAAGTACCGTGCGGGCGTGTACAACCCGCCGCCGCCCGGTCCGCGCACGCTGTACAGGGGCTGTCGTCCAGGCAACGACGTGAAGTACCTGATGTGGATGCTCCAGGTCATCCCCCTGCGGCATCCCACCAAGCGCAAGAAGCGCTACTTCAAGCGCTCGTGGAAGCGACACCGCGTGTACGGGCCGCGTGTTGCCGCGTCGGTTCGGCAGTTCCAACGTGACCACGGACTGAAGGCCGATGGTGTCTGCGGCCCGGTGACGTGGAAGAAGATCAAGGCGGCGTACAAGCGCCACCACAAGAGTTGAGGAGGTAGACATGAGCATGGAAGACCCGGCGCTCCCGCCCGAAACCGATCAACCTCCGGACCGTAGTCAGGAGCTAGTGGACTACGCCTTGGACTGGATGCAGTCCTCGGCGATCAAGGTCATCGGCGCCAAGCTCCTGCCGCTGATCCTCGGCTCCGGCGCGCTCGCCACCGGCCTGGCCTGGCTCCAGGACGCCATCGGCATCGACCTCAGTCCAGCCGCCGTGACCGGCCTGATCGGCACGATCATCGCGGGCGCCGTCGTCATGGCGTTCGCGTACGTGCGCAACCACGGGCGCGGCGCGGCGCAACTGGGCACGGCCCTGGTCGAGCTTCAGAAGTTGCGCGAGGCCGGGCAGCAATACTTCGATCCGTCCACCACGAGCATCCCGGAGCCGGGCGAGGGCTACCGTGAACCTTCGGTGCCTCCGGGGATCGCAGGGCCGGGCGTGAACAAGCCGTGAGCCTGCCGTCCACGCCGAACCGGGCCATCCCGTACGTCATCAAAGAAGGTGACAGCGGCTGGCCCGTGTACGGACTACAGCGGATGCTCAATGGCCATGGCGTCAAGATCGCATCCGATGGCGACTTCGGTCCAGCCACCGAGAAGAAGACCAAGGAGGCGCAGAAGCGCCTGAAGCTCACGCAGGACGGCATAGCCGGTCCCAAGACGCAGGCCAGCCTCTGCGTCGAACTCGCCAACGAGACCACGATCCACGGCCTGCCGGTCGGACTCTCGCGGTCGGTTATGGAGGGCGAGTCGGGCTACTTCCTCGGCGCCGTCAACTGGAGCGTCATCGGGGGTGTGGACTGCGGCGTCGTGCAGCAGCGCGTGCTGGGGCCGGTCTTCAGCCCGACGATCATGATGGACGCCTTCGACCCCAACAAGTCACTTGTCAGGTCGATGCACCTGCTGGACGAGCGCGCCGAGACCTACTTCGACCGGCCGGGTGTCGTCAGGCGTCAGGACCGGCTGGAGTACAGCATCCGCCTCGGCCTGCTCGCGCACAACTGGCCGTGGGCCGCACAGCAACTGGCGGACGGCCACCCGCTCTCCACGACCAAGGAGGCGACGTGGGTTCCGGCCGGACTAAAGTTCCCGGACGGCACCCCCGTGCACTCGTACGCGGACTGGTCGCAGTTCTACGCCATGGGCGGTCCGCACGGCGAGGCCAAGATGACCAGGTATGTCAGGACGTGGCCGAAGTGAACGGCTCACAATGCAACTGGCACCTGGACAGCCTGGACGTTCCGGAGGCGAGTGATCCCATGGCCGAGATCGCCGAACTGAAGTCCAACGCCAAGGTCATCGACCTGTCCGGCGACCGCGCCGAACTGACGGCGCGCTTCAACAAGACGATGGAGAAGGAAGCGGGCTACTCGTACTACTCGAACCTGGAGTGCCACCTGAAGTGGACGCAGCCGGGTCCGAAGTACGCGAACGACCGCAACCCCTGCTACGACTGCCCGTACTACACCGAGGACCACTTCAACGAAGCGCGCGCCCTGCTGTGCGCCCTCGGCCGCGAGCAGAACGACCTCCTGGACGCGATGTACGCGCTGGACGCGCTCGCGGCGCTCGACGCCGAGCTAGCGCGCGTACACGACGCCGAGATCGGCGCGTCCGTCGAACTCGCCGCCGCCCTGCTGTAAGGGGCGGCGGTGTCGGACCCCAAGCCCTTCACCTCGCACAAGGCGGCGACCGTCTTCCTGCGCGTGCCGCACACCGACTGGGCGGCGATCAAGCGCGGCTCGAAGACGGAGTTCCGCACGCACGGCCTGGGATATCCGGCGCTGTTCAACGTCAAGACGCCAACTGCCGTCGTGGCCTACGTGATGCGCGGCAAGCCGCCGCGCTACGAGCACTGCATGTTGGTGCTGGAGGAGACCTTCAGGGAGCCGCTGGGCGCCATCTCGCCCGAATCGCTGGCGCGCGAGGGCTTCCCGGACATCGCGCACTTCCGGCGCTACTGGATGGGCCGCACCAAGCTGCGCTTCCGGCCGCTGTCGGAGGTGCAGGCGTATCGTGTGCGACCATACCGACAGGGCGACACCGCGATGCTGGGTCTCGTCCTGATGGAGCGCCTGTACGGGGACTACTTCAATGGAAAGCGCTGAAGTCTCGATCTACGACGCGATGGTCATGCTGCTCAACGCTGGGCGGCTACCGATCTTCCTGATATCGCCGGACGGCGAGGAGTGGATCATGCGCTACTACTACATGAAGCCGGAGTGTCCACTGATCCCCAACGACTACGGCGAGGAGCAGGGCGACTCCGTGGAGCGCGAGCGCATCCTGGTCGAGATCGTGTATTGGACCGGACTTGACATATGGTCGAGTGTGTAGAAAGGAGGTGAAAGATGGTTACCGCCAGGTTCAGGGTCACGCGCGTCACTCCCCAAGGCTGCACGCAGGAGGAGATCGACTCAGGCGAGAAGCAGCCGTACGCCTACGAAGTCGAGATGACGCCCGACTATGCCGGTGGACGCAACAAGCAGTGGTCTGAGGCCACGCCGCAGGGCGTCTTCCGGATGCTCATTACGAACCTCGCCGCAGTCGAGGCGTTGCCGCTGGGATCGCACCAGCACATCACGCTGGAGACAGTGGACGAGTAGCGGTACGGCTGAGGATAAGGGTGTCCGGACCCAGCCAGACCGTCTACACCACCATGAGCACTCCGATCATCGCCAACAAGGCCAGCTTCCACGAGGAGGCGCGCTACCAGATGTGCTGCGCCGTCTGCGGCACGACCAAGGGCTTCAACGCGCACCACGTCCTCTACGCGCAGATCCTGGAGCGCGAGTATGGGCTGACTGGAAACGCGCTGTACGACACGCGCAACGCGCTGCGGATCTGCACCGAGAACGGCAACAACTGCCACTCGCGCCACCACCACGCCGTCCGCAAGATCATGACCGTCGAACTGACGGACGAGAACGTCGCGTACGTGTTCGAGGTGATGGGCCTGTACGGCGCCGACTGGCTTCGCCGGTACTACGACGACGACGTGCAGGACAGCCGGATCGTCAAACTGGAGTCCGAACTTAGGGTGGCGGCATGAATCCCCCTTACGACGGAAAGCTGTTCACGGTGGACCTGATCCTCAAGCTCCTCGGCATCGAGATCAAGGTCGTTGGCACCATCGAGATGCTGGACATCAGGCGGGAACTGACGTGAGCGCGCTCCTGCCGCCCACGCCGTTCAACAACTTCGAGGTGGAGATGCCTGCGGGCGGGAAGATGTACCTCCAGTCCGACGAGGAGGTGGAGTTGTGGGACAAGACGATGGAGCGGTACATGGACGACTACCACCTCACGAACATCAACGACCTACACCTCCTGGGCGCGATCCTCCAGCAGCAAGTCCTGCTGTTCCGCTCGCAGCGGATGCTCAACGGCATGGAGGCCGAGCTAGACAACGCAGGCGTGCCGACCGGCCGCTACATCCAGCACAAGCTCGACGCCGAGCAGACGGTCGCGGCGCAGAAGCTCATGAACACGGCCACCACCCAGATCACGTCGCTGGAGCGCACGCTGGGCTTGACAAAGGAGCAGCGAGAGGCTGGCGGACAGGTGTCGGTGCCGAACTACATTCGGACGCTAAAGCGCGCGGCGCACGCGCGGGGCATCCACATCTCGAAGCGTGTAATCGCGTATGAGAAGTTCGTCCAGGACTTCTCGTGGCGGCTGCGTGTCCTCCAGAACGCCGACGCGGAGGACCGGGCATACCATGACCTCTCCCCGGAGAAGCTGTGCGACTGGGCGCGGGATCAGATCGCGGAGCTAGCCGAGGTGGACAGGAAGTTCGCGCGTGAGATCGGTGCGCTCTACGTTGGAAAGCTCTGAGAAGGCCGATCTGTACCTGGTCCTATGGCGAGCCTGGGGTATCAACAGTTTCGCAGCGAGCAACATGTTCGCTCGCGGGCAAGTGTCCATCGACGGCTTCGTCGTGCCGCATCCGTGGGCGCGCAACCACTGGACCAAGCAGCAGTTGTACGGCCGGATGCTGACGTGTATGCGCGGACAGGTGAGGCTGTACGGATCGGCCATCGACCGGACGTGCGTAGTGGTCAACGAGCAACTGGAGTTACGCCGTGAGCCTCACTCCGCACGAGCGCGAGTTCATGGAACGCTTCGCCTCGCTGCCGAACCCACTCGGTTGGAAGCCAGCGGGTCGTGACGAGGACGGCGTGGCGCAGATGCAGTGCGTCACGCACGGCCAGGGCACCATGACCGTCACGATCATGAAGATCACGGAGAAGGGGCTGGTGTACAGCCACCGGAGGTACATCTACGATGGCTAAGCTGTGCGAGTGCGGCTGTGGACGGCCGACAAAGCCCGCAACGCAGACTCGGCGCCGCGACGGCGTGGTCAAGGGCGAGCCGCAGCGCTTTGTGAAGGGTCACGCCCGTCGCGTTGGACGGCCCCCGGTTCGACGTGGCGACGGCTGCCTGATCTGGCAGGGCAGGCCATCAGCACAGGGTTATGGACGGACTGTAGTTGACGGCAAGACCATCCCGGCGCATGTCGCGGTATGGGTGGAGGCGAACGGTCCGGTTCCCGAGGACCACGAGATCGACCACACCTGTTTCGAGCGCATGTGTGTAGAGTTGACGCATCTGGAGTGTGTGACGCGAGCGGAGAACCGCAGGCGTGCAGCGCTGAGGAGATGGCATGGCTAAGGGCGAACTGGGGTTCATCGACGGCCAGCACAACGTCGAGATGACGGACGGCGTGTGGCGCTTTGACGATGACGACTGGGCCTTGATCGCCATGCTCATGGACCCGATCCACTGCGCAGAGCTTCTGTTCGAGGACCCGAAGAATCGAGACCAGGGTGGGTGCTACAGGGTCTGGGATTACCAATACGGCTTGTTCCGCCGCACCGACAACTACGAGGGCTACCCGTGCGCTCGTACAGTGGGCAAGACGGAGAGCATGAAGGCCGACGCGGTGTCTCACGTCTTCCGGCGCCAGGGCGAGGGGATGCTGATAACGGCGCCGGAGTTGATCCACCTGATGCCGCTGTGCGACGCCATCGAGGAGCGCATCCGTGACACGCGCCTGACGCGCGACTTCCTGGACACCCGCAACCAGAAGACCGGCTTCAACCACCGGCCCTTCCAGGCCGACTTCCTGGACGGCACCAAGATCATCGGGCGCATCCCCAAGCTCACGGGCACGGGCGTCAAGGGCCAGCACGTTCCCGACCTACGCATCGAGGAGGGCCAGGACTACCCGGAGAAGGGCTGGATCGAAGTCCACGAGACCGTGATGAAGGACCATGTGGACGGCGACGGCGAGGGCGACTTCACGTACATCTTCTACGGCGTGCACTCCGGCGCGCGCGACGGGCGCTTCTACCGGCTGTCCACGTCCGGCGAGTTCAGGATCTCCACGATCACCGCCGTGATGCGGCCGGGCTGGGGTCCAGACGAGAAGGCGCGGGCGGCGGCCATCTACGGCGGAACTCAAGCTCCGGACTACCGGCGCAACATCCTGGGCGAAGCCGGGGGAGCGTCGTCGGCGTTCTTCGTCACCGCGCGCCTGATGGCCTGCTTGGACCAGGACCGCGAGAGCGACTACAACACCGTCCACTGGAAGCGCCAGGCGCTGATGGCCGAGGAGATCGACCGGATGATCGGCGACCTGTCCGGCGTGCCGAAGGAGCAGCACACGGAGATCATGTACGACACGCTCAAGACGCTCGTGGACCTTCCCGAGCTACCGAACGTGCAGCAGATCTACCTCGGTGGCGACATCGGCCTCGTCAACGACCCGACCGTGCTGACGCTGTGGGCGGTCCAGCCGGACACCAAGAAGCGCTCGCGCATCCGGCTCGTGCGCATGTTCCACCTCTGGCGCTTCCGCGAGAAGATGATCCGCCAGTTGCTGTACATCATCGGCTGGCGCTACGGGCAGCGTCTGCGGGGCGCGGGCATCGACGTGACGGGGCTGGGCCTGCCGATCTTCCAGGCCATCGAGGACGACGAGGCGGCGCCGCAGCACCTCGTGGACGTGACGCGCGGCTACGTCTTCAACGCCAAGGTGCCCATCGGCGTGGACAAGAGCCTCGTCACGCAGGACTCGCAGGGGCGCCTGCGCGACCATCTCGGCAACATGGTGGAGAAGCTGGAGGACCCGTTCACGCGCGAGGAGCGCTACGTCGTCAAGATGACGATGATCGAAGCCTCGACGCGCTACTTGCGAGAGTTCGTGGACGCGATGTACCTCCAACTGCCGTTCGATCCTGAGATCGCAGGGGACTTCCAGGGCGAGACCGAGCAGCGCGTGAAGGCCATGGCGGGCGTCCGGAAGAAGCCCAACGCCTTCCACATCCTGGACTCGGCACGCGCCTTCGCCATGGTGTTCAAGGCGGCCGACGTGGAGGCGCAGACCAAGGTGACCGCACAGCAGCCGGTGCTCGCGCGCGCCGTGGACGTGCGCGGGTCGGCGTCAATGGCTGGAGTGACATGAGCAAGATACTGGTCCAGCAGCGTCCGGGCGGCCCTGTCCGCTTGGCGACGCGCGAGGAGAAGTGCCAGCACATCTGGGTGCCCAAGCAGGCGTGGAGCGGCGGCAGGCAGCACCACTACTGCATCAACTGCCCGGCCACCTGCGTCGGCGATCCGGTGGCTCTGGGGCGCACCAGTGGAACTCGCAGAGATTAGGCGCCGACTGGAGTCCGCGCTTCCTCTGCGCATCCCGCAGTTCGACCCCAACACTCCACCGCGCGAGAAGATCAGCAAGCTGGAGGACTACATCCTGACGTGCGCCTACCATCGCGGCGAATTGGAGGAGGCGCTGCACTGGTGCCTCGAAGCCGGGAAGAAGCTGCGCGCCCAGTGGGATGACATACAGGGCTACGAGGTGGGCCTGCCGACGCGGCCGACCAAAGAGCAGATCGACCTGTCCAAACGTCACGTCGCGCCGCAGATCTGGGCCGGACTGGACGAGGCCCGCACCCTGACCGAGAGCATAAAGAGGCAGATTTCTCGCTTGGGCGGGAGCGACTACGACGCCGCCAGTCGCGCTTACACCATGCTCAGCGGGTCTTAGGCGCCCAATCTCAGGGCTTGAGTCGTAGATTAGGGCTATGCCCGAGGCCCAGGAATCCCCCGGCGCGCTCAAGGGTCGCCCTGGACCCGACAACGCGATCATCGACAACCGGACCGGCCTGCCGGACAACGTGGTCCGCGAGGCCGTCATGTCCTACTGGGTGGAGAGCGCCGCGTTGCAGTTCGGGACGCCGACGAACTTCCAGCTTTACAGCACCAACCAGGGGTCCAACATGCTGGCGCGGTCTCCCTTCGAGACCCCGAGCAACGTCCTGGACGAGATCAGGCTGGCGCGCCAGGTGGCCGAGTGCGACGACGACGTGCGCGCCGTCATCGACCAGATGGTCCACACCGCCTACCGCGACGGCATGGAGAACCACCACCCGGACCTGACGACACTTCACGTCTTCAACGAGATCGCCAAGCAGATGAACCTGGATCTCGCGCTCAAGGAGTTGCTGCGCGAGTACCTGATCGCGGCACAGGTGGTCACGCTGTCGCTGTTCACGCGGTCGCGGATCACGTTCGCCCCAACCGACAACGAGAGTCGGACCGTAACCGCGCAGATGTCCACGCCGCTCCTCGGCGTGCTCCCGGCCGAAGACATCCGCGTGCTGTCCAACGACGTGTTCGACACGGGCGACCTGGGCTATGAGGTGACAGACCAGGCGCTCAAGGAGTGGCTGGAGGAATACTTCGCGGAGACCACTAGCCCGGCGAAGAAGGAGGCGATGCGGCGCGAGCAGCCCGTCGTCGCCGCCATCTTCACCGAGAAGATCGAGGTGGACTGGAACGATCAGGACAAGTTCATCGCGGGCAAGACGATCTACAGGCTCAACCCGCGCATGGTCCACCGCACCACGATGCCGAAGGGGTCCACCGCCTACCCGCGCCCCCGTCTGACCGCCAACTTCGCGCTCCTGGAGGCTAAGCGCCTCCTGAACATCATGGACTACGCGCTTCTCCAGGGCGGCACGAACTACATCGTGGTGGCGAAGGTCGGCTCCGACAACCTCCCGGCGCAGCAGCCCGAGGTGGACAACCTGACCGACCAGGTGCGCCACGCCTCCCGTACCGGCGTGCTCGTGGGCGACCACCGCATCACCATCGACATCATCACGCCGGACCTGGGCGAGCTACTGAACCCGGCCAAGCGCAAGCTCCTGGGCCGCAAGATCGCCATGGCGATGCTGTCCATACCCGAGCAGGTGACTCCAGATCCGGGCAACGAGGGCGCTAGGTCCGAAATGGAGTTCGCCGCTAACACGATCCAGTCCGACCGGCACGACATCCAGCGCCACGTCGAGCGCTACGTGTACGACGAGATCACGCGGCGCAACCCGTCCAGTCCGATCAAGTCCTCGCCGTCACTCTGGCACGCCAGGGTCATACTCAGCGGCGTCAAGGAGTTCTACGACAGCGTGATAAAGGCGCGCGACCGAGGCGACATCCCGCGCAAGTGGGCAGTGGAGGTGCTGGGGTTCCCGTACGAGGCGGGTGTAGCACAGCGCCAGCGCGAGCTTGACGAGGGACATGACGAGATCATGACGCCAGGGTCGGTGCCCTTCTCGGCCAATGATGGCACACCGCCCGTGGACAACGCCGGGGGCCGTCCGGTCGGCTCCTCGCCCGACAACGGCCGTCCAGGGGCCAGGCGAGCGGGCGAGACCGCGCCGAGCCGGACCATGCAGCGGCGCCGGGGCGAGAACATCCGGGCGCACTGGGACCAGGCGAACGCCGCCACCGTGCGCATCGGCGAGTTGACGGCGGCCGTGGTCGAGGAGTACCCGGAGCACACGGTCGGCCGCGTCACGTCCATCGAGCGCGAGGCCGTCGAGGCGGGCGAGACCCGCCAGCACGGGCCGGTGTGCGTGGTGCCCGTCAACCCGGCCTACGACGTGGGCGAGCTACGCGCCTTCAGGCTCCAGGAGGGCCTGTCCATGATCGTCGGCCAGCGCGTGCAGGACGACGCCATCGTCGCCAAGGCGCTGTGCTTCCGCGAACCCCAGTTCACGCTTAGCCAGGCCGAGGAGATGGCGCTGCGGTGGGGCTTTGTCACGTCCACCGTCGTCGCGGAGGAGGAGCGCGAGGAGGAGCAGACGCTGACGGCCGGGCAGATGTTCATGCGCGCCATCCAGGACCCGGCGATGCTCGCCGCCTTCACCGGGGTGGTCGGCGAGATCGTCGCCAAGATCCAGCCGCAGGTGACCATCGTCATGCCGGACGAGGCCGACCGCGAGATCATCCGCGACGAGGAGACCGGCGCGATCATCGGCACCCGCGTCATCCCGCGCGTCACCGGAGGTGGCTCGTGATCGGCACCTTCACCACCCGGACCTACGCCACCCGCGCCGACTGGATCGCGCGACGGGAGTCCGGCGTTTACGTCGCGCGCAACGCCTTCACGACCGTGGGCATGACCTGGATGTGGCGCCGGATGGTCGGCATGGTCCCCGACACGCTCGCCGAGGCCGAGATCGTCGTCGGTGACGGCCTGAGCGGCTTTGTGGGCACCGAGGAGGCGCTGACCGGCGAGAACCAGGACCGTGCCGGTCTGACCGTGCCGCCCGAGATCGTCGGCTCGCGGATCGTGCTGCGCTCCACCTTCACCGAACGCCAAGCGAACTTCGACTGGATGGAGCGCGGGATCGTCGTGCCGTCCGGCGTGCTGATCGACCGCTCCGTGGCAGACCAGGGCCGCAAGGTCTTCGGCGCGGTCTGGGATGTTGAGGCCGAACTGGAGTTGGTCGGTGGTTGATGGCGCTCAACCTCGAACAAGCAGAACCGCGCAAGATCTCTGACAAGCCGGGCTTCGACACCGTGGACGTGCGGCTGTCCTCCGACGAGCACCTGCGCGCCTGGCGCGTCACCTTCGGCCCGGACCGTACCGACCGGCTCCTTGGACACGGCGGCGTCGTCACGGGCGTGGACAGGATCGGACCGGCCGCCCTGCCGCTCGACATCGAGCCGGGCGGCGAGGTGGTCATGAGCTTCACGTACGACGACACCGGGGCACCGCCCGATGGCGACTACACCATCGGCTGCCACGGACTCGGCGACGGTGACTGGGCATGAGCGACTACGTTCCGCAGGAATGGGTGGACGACGACGGCAGCGGCACGACGGGCACGGCTGTCACCGCCGACCGCATGAACCACATCGAGCAGGGCATCAAGGACATGGAGGGCCTGGAGGGTCCGCCCGGTCCGCAGGGCGACCCCGGACCTCCGGGTGCTGACGGCGCGCCCGGCCCACAAGGTGACCCTGGGCCGCCCGGCGCTGACGGCGCCGATGGCGCACCTGGACCACCTGGCGCTGACGGGGCCACGGGACCGACCGGCGCGACCGGGCCTGAAGGTCCGACCGGCCCGGCCGGTCCACAGGGCGAGCCTGGGCCGCAGGGTCCGGCTGGCACCGGCATCAACCTGCTGGGCACGCTCGCCAGCACGGACGACTTGCCGACCGATGCCGCTGACGGTGACACGTACATCATCGACGGCGACGGCTGGACGTGGACAGGCACCGAATGGGTGAACGTCGGCCCGATCCAGGGTCCCGCTGGCCCTGCTGGTCCGGCTGGCGTGGAGGGTCCGACAGGTCCGGCCGGACCGAAGGGCGACACGGGCGCGACTGGCCCGGCCGGTGCTGACGGCGCGCCGGGACCGAAGGGTGACAAGGGCGATACCGGCGCCGCTGGCGCGACGGGTCCGCCCGGCCCGTCCACTGGACCGGCTGGCGGTGACCTGTCCGGCAACTACCCGAACCCGGTGGTCGTCAGGGCGGACAACAACTTCGCCGTGACCAACCAGTTGACCGTTGGGCACGAGGCGGCCATCGCCGGGTCGCTCATCGGACAGCAGACCGGCAACGCCGAGTCGTTCTACAACCTCACGGTCTACCAGTCGAACGACACGACCGGCGCCATCGTCCTGCGCACGAACATCAAGCAGTCGCAGAGTAGAGAGTTCAAGATCGACCTGGACGTGGCGGTCGAGCGGCCCGAGTACGGGCCTGTCCACATCGAGATCGCGGGATGGGGGCACTCCAGCGGGTCCTTCTACTACCTCGGCCACACGATCACCGGAGCCTGGCGCCCGAGGGTGCGGGTGGCCTGGGGTCCAGATCCCTTCAGTGGCGCCGACCCTGTGCTGTACGTCGTGATCGGCGAAACGACCGATTATCTCCCAACTTCAGTCTGGCACGCGACGCACGCGATCATCGGAGGACTTCCGGTCCCCACGTTCGTGGCGTATCGCTTCTGGAACTTCGATCAGCGGACCAGCCTCGCCGCGCTGTCCAGCCTCAATGACGTGCCGAACAAGAACCCGATCACGGGTCCGTCACCGATGCGCTACAAGCTCGCGCTCGGACCGCCGCCCGCGTACCCGGCTCCGGCCGTGCCCGGCACGCTGTACGTGGACACTGACGACTGGGTGAACATCGGGCACATCTGGGTCGCTACGACCGACCTGGACGGCTTCGATCACTGGCACGCCTACATGAACGTCATGGAGCCGGGCACGAAGCTCAGTATCGTCAAGAAGGGTACCCCGGCGAACTGGGCGAAGCTCCAGATGGCGAACCGGCCGCTCGTGCAGGACACGTACGCGGACTTTCAGTGGGTCCAGTATTGGGGCAACTCCACGGAGCCTGACCCGGCCATCGGCGACGAAGTGGAGTTGACGCTGTTCATAGAGCCGCGCGTGGGCAGTGTCGGGATGCCGTCGTTCCTGAGCGAGTGGTCCAGCGTCACTCAGTACATCCTCGGAGACATCGTAGTCAAGGATGGTGTGCCATGGATGGCGTTCGCCGGGGCGCCGAAGGGTGTAGCCCCGACCACTGAGTCCGGCTTGTGGCAGGCATGGCCAGGTATGTACCGTGGCGCGTGGACGGCGACGAGCCGGTATCGCACCGGCGACCGTGTACTGTACAACGGCAGTCTGTACATGGGTGTGGCGACCGGCAACCCGTGGGTGGCCGCGACCACGCCGGACGCCGATACGACACGTTGGCGCCGAGTCTCGGGCGAGGAGGTGTACATCGGCCCAAGCGCGCCGTCACCTCGTGGCGAGTATGCGGTGTGGATTGACACTGACGAGGCGCCCAACGCCGCGCCCGCGACCGGGGCGTTCCACGCCTACGACAATGACGCCGCGTTCACGCTCGTCGCCGACGGCACGTTCCGCAAGGTCAAACTGAACGCTGAGGAGTTCGACAGCAACAACTGGTTCGATACCACGAACTGGCGCTACACGCCGCAGCGAGCGGGCCTGTACCAGTTCAACGCGCTGGTGTCCAACGTCGATCCGCTCAACGCCGGTGACCAGGCTCAAGCTGCGCTTTACAAGAACGGCGTGATCATCCGGCGATTCAACCGTGCGATCTGCCCAACGGTTGCGCCAACCGTTCCCGCGAGTGGTGGCTCGGCGATTGTCCAGGCGAACGGCACCACCGACTACTTCGAGTTGTACTACTACCAGGTCTCGTCAGGCGGTCCGGCGCGGCGCCTTTCAGCCGACCCGACGCAGACGTATCTGGATGGCAACTACATCGGAGCCTGAGAAGTGACCGTCGCTAAGATCTGGGACGGTGCGCAGTGGGTCACCGTGACTGGGCCGCCCGGACCGGCCGGACCGCAGGGTCCGCAAGGTCCGACTGGCGCCACGGGTCCGCAAGGTCCAACTGCCGTCGTCGCGCAAGCCGCGCAGCCTTCGGCGACAGATGTCATCTGGGTGGACACCGACGAACCAGATCCGAACCCGCTCGCAGTCGAGGCCGTCCACCTTGTCGGCGCTGCGGGTGAGCCTGCGCTGGGGACGGGCTGGAGCCTGTACGCGGCGGGCTGGCAGGCCATCGGCTTCTACAAGGATTACCAGAGCCGGGTGTTCTTGCAGGGGATGATGAAGAAGTCCAGTGCCGTTGTCGTGGGTGAGGTGCTGTTCACGCTGCCCGCTGGATATCGACCGCTCGGGCAGACACTGTTCGTCGTCTTTAGCAACAGCGCCGCCGCGCGCGTTGACGTTATGGCCAACGGTCAGGTCCAGGCATCTACGGCCGTCAACGCAGCCTGGGTCAGTTTGGCCGGGATCAGCTTCCGTGGTGAGCAGTGACCGTCGCCAAGTATTGGACAGGATCTGCGTGGCAGGAGATCAGCGGGATCGTCGGCCCGTCCGGTCCACAGGGTCCGATGGGTGCACCGCAAGCTCCCTCGGGAGCGGCCGGAGGGCACCTGACAGGCACGTACCCGAACCCCGGTGTGGACAAGCAGAAAGTTGGCGGGCTGCTCGCCGTCCAGCGACTGAACGGGGCGGGTACCGGCTACCGGGCTATCGTCAACGGACAGAAGTATTTTGTGGATGCCGGTATCACTCCGCTCCAGATCGCCTACACGCCGCCCGTGCCGTGCTGGTGGGAAGTCGAGCTACAGGTAGGCATCCTCAACAAGACCGACGCCGCCTATCATATGGGCGCAACTAGCATCAACCTCTCCCCGGCTGACGCTGATGGCGTCAATGACGCTGGCACATGGAAGACGCAGCACTCGACGGTGCAGCAGTATGGCTTCCAGTATGCGATTCGTATTTTCCGCCTGAACGCGGGGGTGGCCTACATTGCCTACGGCATCTTCGGGCAACTCGCCACGCAGGGGACGTGGCAGTATCACCAGGACAAGTCCCTCTTGAGCATCCAGGGGCGAGCATGGGCGCTCTGAAGGTGTGGGACGGCACCCAATGGGTGACGATCAGCCGGGTGCCGGGTCCAGAGGGTCCACAGGGCGACGTGGCCACTGTGCTCACGCCCGCCGGTCCTGCCGGTGGTGCCCTGGCGAACCGCTACCCCAACCCTGAAGTCAGCCGGATCGCGGCCGGGACGCTGCTTGCTACACAGCGCGTGAATGGACCTTCAGATACGTCAACGAGCACGCCGGTCACATCCGGCACGACGCTGCTGTCCACGACCTACACTCCACCTGTCGATTGCTGGTGGGCGGTCGAGTGCTTCCTGGGCTACCTCAGCAAGACCGACGCCGCCTATCACGACTGCACCCTAAATCTGAACCTCAGTCCGGCCGATGCTGACGGCTGGACGAATCGGTACGCCATCAAGACGCAGAACTCCGGGGTGCAGCAGTTCGAGCACCGGGCGATTCGGCACATCTTCAACCTCGTCGGCGGGACGGCGTACACGGCCTCGATGAAGGTGACGATGAGCGGCGGCACCTGGCAGTACAGCCAACTGTGGGACTTCCTGCACATATCGGGGAAGGCGTGGGCGAAGTGACCGCGCCGAAAGTGTGGGACGGCAGTCAGTGGATCACTGTCAACAGGCTCGTCGGCCCGCGCGGTCCGAAGGGTCCTCAAGGCGTGGGCGCCCCGCCAAGCGGTCCTGCCGGTGGTGCGCTCAACGGCACCTATCCGAACCCCGGCATCAACAAGGCTGACGCTGGTGGTCTAATGGCCGTCCAGCGCATCTGGGGCCAGGGTAGTGGCTTCAGGATCATCGGGAACCTGGATGTCTTCAAACTGGACAGTGCGGGCCTGAACCAGATGCTCATAAACTACACGCCGTCGATCCCGGTCTGGTGGGAGGTCGAAGCGAGCATCGGAAGCCTGCACAAGATCGACGCGGCGTACCACTACGCCTACGCGCAGATGCTCCTGTCCCCCGCCGACGCTGACGGCCTCAATGCCCGGCAGGCAATCGAGACCCAGCACTCCACTGTGCAGATACGTGTGTTCCGGCAGGTGTCACAATGGTGGCGCCTGAACGCTGGGATCACGTACACCGCCTACATGCAGTTCTCGCCAAGTGGCGGCTCGTGGGAGTACCGGACGGATAAGGAGTACCTGTGGATGAGCGGTAAGGTGTTCGCACAGTGACGAGCTTCATCCTCACCCTGGACACGCAGGCGCCGGTCGTCACCTGGGGTCCGGTCGATGGCAACGTACTGGGCGAGGAGTTCTCCATCCAGTACGCG